GTAGAGATTTTCTACCAAGACTTGAATGGTACTTTCCAATACAGAGCTTATGACGGGGCTGACTGGCAGACAGTTGTGTGTGAAGATACAGATACTACTAAGTCTGTAAAGTTGACAGGGCTTGCGGATAATACCCCAAGAATCGTTGAAGTCAGAACAATTGGTAATACTGGTACAGTACGTTTGCACGGGCTTTATTTTACACGTTCTGCTGTAGCTGGGGCTATCCTAAATAAGAGTGGCAACTCTGGAGCTGTAGCTCAGAATATTGCTGTCTGTTCTAGCCAGATTCCATACTACGCTGCCAAACTGGACCCAGATGTTGTTATAATCATTTTAGGTACAAATGATTATAGAACTGGTGTAACCATTTCTGACTATGAAACTCACTTGGGAACTATCATAGATTCTTATAGGTCCGCTGTCCCAACAGCAGCCTTTATCCTACTAGCACCTGCTAAAACAGATGGTGTAGCAACTCTACCTCTCGGTAGTTTCAGGGACGCCATGAGCAGGGTTGCAGCAAACAAAGGTTGTGAATTCTACAGCCTTTATGACGAATTTGGTACTTATGTTCAAATGAACGCCCTAGGTATGTTTGCCGATTCTTTCCACTTGAACAATGCTGGAGCTGCTTTCAATGCAGGAAGGCTTTGTGTAAAATTCCTTAACGATAGGTGATTAAAAATGTCTACAACTAATTATGTAAAGCTTGGTGATAGTGTTGTACTTCCCGGTACTCACCTAAATATCCTAAGTTTTCTCAACATCACGCTACCATTTCCGCAAGGTCTTGTCGGGCTTTACTTGTTTGGTGGGAGTGTCAACACGTCCCTGAGAAACTATGCAGACAATACCAAACCTTTGACTGTCCTCGGGACACCAACTGTAAGTAGTTTTGGTATGACAATGAACGCTACCAACTACTTTGACACCGGGTTGAACACTGGGCTTGATCGTACTTGGACCGTAGTTGCTAAACCGAAGTTGGCTGCTGTCACCGGAGACAGGGCTTGTTTGATCACAAACAGGCGATTTACTGGTGGTCAATTCCGTGGTGACGCTATGCAATGGCTTGAGACTAACAACCTGCAAAACTATTTCGATATGTCGGCAGCGTCTTCCGGTTCAGCGGCACTTTCTGTAGCTGGTGCAAACACTTCTCTGTGGAATGGTTTCGCCGGTATTGTAGGCTCTGATGGTGTTGCCCAAACAGGTTGGCGTAAGTCTGGTGCAACCACATGGCGTACACCAACAACAGCCACTACCAGAACTCTCTATAGCGGCAACAATCTTCTAATTGGTGGTAGTCTATCTGGTGAGACTGGCAGCAGTGATATCGGGTTGGTTATACTTCAAAATGCTGTACTAACACAAGCTCAGGTAGATGCTAATATGACTTATCTGAGTAATCTTTTGTCTACCAGCTATGGTATCACACCATTCTGATTAACTACTAACGGAGGTTTCCACATGTCAAAGAAAATGAAGATGGCGCTTGGTATTACAGCGGCTATATTTTTAGCCGCTGAGCCATTGATGATGTTGTGGCAACCTCTTCTCCCACAAGGATCATATGCAGGGATTGCAACATTCGTAGCTATAGTGCGAGCTGGTTTGGTCTACTACACTACAACTGAGAAAGGAGAAGAAGATGCTAGCAACTCTTAAAACATACTTGATGGTGGGGTTTGTCGTCTTGACACTCTCCATCGTAGGGTATTCGTACAAACTACACGGAGACGTTCAAAGGCTTGAACAGGAAGTGTCGGTATACATGGCTGCCGTTGAAGCTAATGAGAAAGCAACAGAACAGGCGAAAGCCTCCTGTCTGATATCGATTGACGCTTTGTCTGAGCACTACCGCAAAGAGAATGTCCTCAACACTAACCAGCAGGCCACAGGAGACGCGATCCTCGCTCTACCTACACTGACTATCAAGGAGAAAGCTAATGCAGCTCCTACGAAGCCTCAGGGCTTTTCTGATGATGACCGCCTTAGTCCTGACCTTATGCAGTTGCTCGACGCAGCGTACTGTCACGGTGACAAAGACGGTTGTGCTACACCCACCAAGTGACATGCTTACAGCATGTGTCCCAGAACGTGTTACGGAAGACACTGTTCGTGCATTGGCCCACGGTTACGTGGTCAATACATTCGAAGTATGGAAGTGTAATAACAAAATTCAATCGTACAAAGATTGGCTAGAACAGCAGGAGAAACTTTATGGCAGCGGCAACAAATGATATGGTTAAGGCCGTACTCAACTATGTAGCAGGCGCTCTACTAATGATTTGTGTAGGTGTTGTGGGATACCAGCAATCTCAAATCAATAAGCTGGACGACAGGCTCTACACATTGCAGGCAACTACTGTAACTGAAGATAAACTTAATACAGCAATCAACAGGCTGTCTTCCGAAATGGACACCAAGATCACAAGCATTCGTAATGAGCAACAAATTACGAACAAGTGGTTGGAACGTGTAATGGACAAACTTGAGGGCAGTCACAACAAGAACTAACAGGAGTCTCATTATGACAAGAAGAACAGAATGGCCTTGGATGGCCGCAGTTGGTAGTCTTCTTGCAGCACTCCTATTTTGCATGTATCTTCTGGCTTTCCCCACATATAATAACAAAACGAGCCAACTAGAGTTGGAAGTAGCGAAGCAGGATTACCAGAGACAGCTCTCGGCCATCGACAGGAAGTATGAATCAAAGATCAATAATCTTCAGGAACAAGTAACTTCTTTGCAGTTTCTAGCGAATAAGAGATACGAGTTGTTGGATGACGACGTTAAAAGGAATAGACGTGAGATTGATGACCTTAGAGAAAGAATGAAGGCCCGTAAGCAGTGATGCTTCGGGCCTTTTGTTTGCCTACGAATTAACGCCAGCGACTTACATTGTTTTTCAGGTTACAAACTGGGCACACAATACGATAGTACGTATCACTACAACCAGTATAATCACGCACACACTCTTCAGCAATGTCAGAGAAATTGTACTCAAGAATAGCACGACAATTATAACAAGTAGTACGCTTAGCAGGTGCCACTTCCACAACTTTAACCATTTCACTCTCCCATATCTGCTATGTGTTTTACGAGGTTTTGGATCAAGTCTAAAACTTGAGGCTTCTCAAGAAGGACATAAGTTCCTTGCACTGAAACTTCGATACGACCTTGGCTGTTAAACTCGACAAGTAACTCATCGTTCCAACGGTCTGTGAACTTAAGGCCGTCTACCCCAATTGTAGTAGCGTACTCCATCATTCCTCCTTGAGCAAGTAGGCGTTGCTGATCACTTTGAACGAGAAGTCGCGAGTGGTCGATTTGTACACGAAGCCTTCACGGTACTTACCTTTCAGTCCAGAGGGACCGTCTGCACGGGTGATAGCACCTGCAACATCTGGAGCTTGCAGCTTACCAGTGAAGTTGATCGGCACATGCTTCACGCCTTGATCAGTGCAGAACTCAAGTCGCTCAGCAGGCAGCATGTAACGCTGCTCATCAATCAAGTACACATCGTAGCAGAAGAAGGTGTTCTTGTCCATGCCTTCAAAGTTCTTCTGAATCGAAGGACCAACCAGCTCACCTTGTACAGCGATGTTACGGCCATCGCGACGAATCGCTTCGATGATGCCTTGCTCAGCAACAATCTGAGTGAACTGATTGTCGTCTTTAGGGATTACACGCTCCCACTTTGCAGCACGTAGACCGCGAGTCCGCACATGAGAAATGAAACGCTTGATAGTAGCAACCAAAGTGCGTGTTTCGGCTTCAACCCGAAAACCGACGTTACGAGAAGCGACACCAGCCACGCCGTCATGAACAAACGCAGTAAGAGAGCTTCCGTCCAACTTGAACGACTCTTCAAATTCTTCCCCTTCTTCAACAGCTTTGTTGTACATGTGAGTGATGTTCTGCACTCGGGTTTGGTCAGTCTTAGGGATCATCTTAGGGAAGCCCAGAGCCGATGTACCCGACTTGACACCAGTGCCACCGGAGTTGTTCATGCTGGCTTCTTCGGCTTTTTCGTACTTGATGACGCCGAGGTCTTTGGTAAGGTTATCACCAACCTTTGCAGTTAGACCAGTTTCAGACAGAGGGATCATATAACCCTGAGAGAGTTGCTTACGCAGCTTCATGGTTTTGACCCGTGCATGAGTACGGCCATCCACACTATGGAGTAGTTTAGAACTCCAGTTTGCAGTATCGTTGAAGTATGGGCGCTCACTATCCAGCAGGGAATCCACTTCGAAATATACGGCCAATGTTTTATTTGGCTCGTACAAACCCTTCTGTACAACAACCTGCCAACCACCAACGATAGCCAGCTCGATACGATCAGCGCCTTCAATGGCAACCAGTTCGTCAATGGTAACAACACGGGCAAGAGCACGTTCAGACATAAAACCTCCTTAAATTAGGGCGTAAAAATGCCCCCGTTGCAGGGGGCAAGAGTGTTTCTTAACGCAGAGCAGCGCCGAGTTCAGCCAGCAGACGCATCAGGAGGGCTTCTTCTTCCGACATGTCGCCCAGCATTGCTGCCATGATCTTGTCTTGGTCAGACACCAGATCAAAAGTCACAGCCTTGATAGCAGCCAGACCACGCATTACAGTGTCTTCGTCGTCAGCCAGTTGAGCGGCAGAGACAAGACCAACAGCGAGGTCAACCTTTTCAGTGACAGCCATCACTTCACCCAGAGCACCGGCAAGGTCGCCAATAGCTTTGAAGACGGCTTCGTCTTGAACACCCAGTTCAACCAGACGATCCGAGAGAGTCAGACCAGCGAGGACAGCAGCAGCAATAGTAACTTTAGACATATTTTGTTTCTCCTTTGTGTGTTTAAGTGTGGGCCATTCTATAGCAATTTTGATTCTTGTCAACACCTTTTGGAAAATTAATTTCCGATGTTTGCACCTACTACATAACCAATTTGTGTTGCCTTCTTACGCACTGCTTGGTTACGCTTCGATTCACTGATTCGCATCTGTGCAGCAGACAGAGGCTTGGTTTGTATTGGTGGTATGGTTGTGTGCTTCATGTTGTGTCCTCCGTCGTTAATGTGCCGCCATCTTATACGAAAAAGGAAAGGTGTCAATAGATTTATCAGCCCTTGACACAAAGAATTTCCGTGTTACTATTCATCCGTCGCAGAGAGACATGTCAGCCGAAAGGCTTCACTCACCGTCCTGCGAGTGTACGCCCTATGAAGAGGTAAGCCGTTAGGGGCAACTGAGGTTGAATGTGGGAACAGAACGGCGGACTCTAACACAGAGGAAGGACCACAATCTATAGCAGCCCATGCTGCCGACTCGCAATCTGAATTTTGGATAGCGTATGAGATAAACCTGTAGGCATGTCGAGGCTGGTGTTAATCAGTATGGCAAGCCTTGGGATTGGTTTATCTCGACAACACAAAACTGATTTTGGATAGGAGCAAAGTATGTGCCAAAGTAAGAAAGTAGTGCAGGACAAGAAAAGTAAGAAATGGTTTGTGTTAGAGAAGCAATGCGTGTATATTGGCAAACTCAATTGGGTGATCATATCAACCCACGACACAGAACAACAAGCAAAGGAGCAATAGATGAGCAAGGTTGTAATCTTCGGTGGTGGTACATTCAGTCACATCGCCTGCCATCTGGCATTGGCTGCACCAGCTTTTGGCACTACCGCTAGACAGTTGGGACAGATGTTCTGTGGCACGGCTTTGGAGCCTGTTGTGGTACTAACCAAGATGGCTGACAACTCTGGCACGATCGTAACCAACGCTGATCTGATTGAGAATCTTGAGCGTCAATTGGAAGACGAGAATGTCAAAGCAATCGTGATGAACGCTGCACTGTGTGACTTCTTCATGGAGAATCCAAGCGATGACGCTCGCCTGTCGAGCAAGGAGACGTACGACGCTGTATTGAGAGGTATCAATACCAAGGCGATCAGCATCATCAAACACCGTCGCCCAGACATTGTTGTGGCAGGATTCAAGACCACAAAGGATGTTTCTGTCGCTGAGCAGTTGAGTAAAGCCTTCCTACAGGTTGCCACTAGCGGGGTTGACTTCGTGCTGGCTAATGACGTAAGTACGCACTCAAACATTCTGGTAGATGACAGCGGCATCGTTACTCGCGGAAGCCGTGACCATGTGTTGAATGAGCTGGTGTGCTGCGTGACTCATAAGTATGGCTGCAAGCAGTGGGGCATCTGATGTGGTGGCTAATCAAGACTGAGCATGGCTATATTCTTGAGGATTGTGAAGGAAATCTTGTAGAATTCTTTGACATGGCCTGCAATTCTAAGGCATACTGCATGGAGAAGGGTATCAACCCTATCTATCTCACACAGAAATGTCGCCTTGCTGACAGGCAGGCTTATGAAGCCTTGACAGGCAAAACACTTTGGTGGAACAGGAAATGAAATTCGTTGTAGGTTTGGGGCTATTCGCCGTGGCAATGTTCGGTAGCATCTTTGTAGTGCAGGCCAGTCATTACGATGACATGAAGATGGCTTGCCTCAAAGCGGGTGGACGTGGTGAGCTGCTACACAGTAGCTTAGGAATTCCAATTGGATACGAGTGCATGAGGCAGCACTTGGTTCTCAAATACAGACAAGGGGTATACAAATGAATAACGAACTGATGGCAGCATTCAAAGCACTGCGGATTTCTGAGCGTACCGCTGTACTGCAAGATTTGGGCTACAACATGCATCCCGCTGTACATGAGACTGGCAGTGAGTTCGCCCTGCGCGTGTTGCGTCAGGTGAGTTCTGATGGTATTGTGCGTGAACTTGAAACATCCATGCTAAGGTTTCAATAATGCCGGGTTTTGATCCTTGGGCACGGACAGACTTCTTAGGGCGGGACGCTCCCGTCATAGCTATTGACTATGACGAAACGATCAGTGATAACGAACCTCTATGGCTACAGGTGATGCTGGCTCTGGAGAGGGGCGGATACCACGTGGTTGTGTGTACATGGAGAAAACCAACAACATATCCAGAAGATTTACAATTTCTGGTTGACAAAGGTTTCAAGGTGTACTACACTTCTGGTCAAGCAAAGCAGGTTTACATGGCTGCACAGAAAGTGAAGGTTGCTATCTGGATTGACGATAATCCATTTGCAATCCTAAATAACGCTTGACAGCAGACAAAAACCTGCTACAATGACCAAATCAAATATCAAAGGAGAATATAAAGATGGCACAGATTTCCATTACACGCGCTTTGGCTGAAGTAAAATCCCTGAATGACCGCATCGAGAAAGCCACTCGACAGAGCGTCTTCGCAACTGTTACTGTTGGTGGCAAGACTACCAATGGTCAAGACCTTCAGACAGCCACCAACCTGTTGAAGGCAAACCTGCAATCGGTTCAAGACCTGATCGCCCGTCGCCAAGCAGTTAAGGCTGCAATCATCCGTTCGAATGCTGTGACCACCGTCACCATCAACGGTAAAGAGCTGACTGTGGCTGAGGCCATTGAGCGTAAAGGCTCTATCGATAAAGAGCGTGCCCTTCAGGCTGTTCTCCAGCAACAACTGGGTCAGGTTCGCTCTGTTATCGAACGTAACAACACTCAAATGCAAGGCCGTATCGACACCATGATTCAAGCTGCTGTCGGTAAGGATCGCAAGGCTACCGAAGAAGAGTTGGAGGCCATCAGCAAGCCTTACACCGCTTCGAACATCACAGCACCCCTTGATCCAAGCGGTCTGGAAGCTGTGATCAGCAAGATGGAAGCAGATATCAATGGCTTCCTGTTTGAAGTGGACTTCGCTCTGTCTGAGGCAAACGCCAAGACTCTGATCGAAGCCTAACAGAGTTGTAAACAAGTTTACCATGCTGCGACGAATTGCCTAAATTCACGCAACCCATTCCTCGGGGGTATATCCGGGGAGCCTATTACTGAATGGTATTCTAACCAAATCTAAGCATAGATTGATGGGGCTGCTACGCCCTATCCAAGCATTGACTAAGATCAAAGTTCAAATAGGAAAGCTGCAAAGCTAAAAGATTAAGATGCTCTCCGCTTCGGGCGGGAACCCTCAACCTTTTAAAGCTTTAACCAGTATCGCTACAAAGCTTCTCCAAATCTTGGATACACGTTGAGACGTATCTGTGTGACGGACGCTGGCAATGCACCGAGCTGTCGTTAGCATGAAACCAATGACTGAGCCCTGCCTGACGGTGGGGCTTTTTCACGCCTATAGATAGGAGAGAGTATGATTACCGAAGGTCAAATCCTTAATTTCTGTGACGCTCTTGAGAAGCGTGTACAGCAGCGGGACAGTAGCTACACTGTGCGTGTTCAGTCCGCACAAGGGATGCACGGTCCTATGTTCTTGATTCATATAGAAAATGCTATCGACAGCCAGAGGTTTGTGGTAGACTCTGCTCTTCATACATTCCTGAGAGAATACGACGTTGGACAATAAGATAAGAAATCCCTTGGCAGGACCGAATCGACGTGTTAACATCCCCAAGGTTGAACGCGACCGTACAAAATACCGTCGTAAACGTAAACACAAGAAAGGAGAACATGAATGAAAGCTGGTGATCGCATTAAAGTTGTGTATGACTCTTACGATAAAACCGACGTTGCAGCAGAAGGCAACTTGATTGGCTGGA